TTATACTGGGCTAGTTTGCTTAACGTATACGGGGCAGTAAAGCCTGGTATTAGTCAGATTTGGTTGCAGAATCCATATATTGATAGTGATATCGTAGGAACTATTGTTCCTGATCCACTTGACGATAGATACTTAATTTATAGCATTGACCCTGATACTTTGCCACAAAATACAATGTCTCCGGTAAACAGTGTTATAAATCCTCAATTGACTGTACCTAACGGAGGATTGCCCGGACCTACTCCGGGTGTAAGATATCTTATTGTTGAAGATATTGGCTCAGAGGGTGAAACAACTGAAGCTTGGGGCAGTCTAGTAGCATACGCTAATGATATCATTCAATATAACGCAAATGCCGGAGTATGGCAAGTTTCATTTGATAGTATCAATGCTAATAACGTAGAATTCGTAACCAATCTCACTACAAATGTACAGTATAGATATGTTCCTTCAGAAGGTATGTGGATGAAATCTTATGAGGGTTGGTATGATCAAGGTGATTATAGTATAGTCTTATGACCCATCAAGCTGCCGGCGTTTTCTTTTACAGTAAATCTACTCAACGTTATCTCTATTTGCTAAGAACTGACTCAAGAAGTCCTACATGGAGTATACCAGGTGGGGGTATTGAACAGGATGAAACGTTATTTGAAGGTATTTCAAGAGAATGTGATGAAGAAATGTCATTCGACATTACAGAGCTTAAGTTGATTCCTATACAAAAGTTTGTGAACAATGCATTCGTATATCATACGTTTTTCTGTGAAGTTGAAGAAGAATTCATTCCTACATTGAATGATGAGCATGTTGGTTATGCTTGGGTTAGAGAAGGACAATATCCGAAGCCTTTACACCCCGGATTATTTTCTACTGTGAATATTGATATTGTACTTGAAAAACTGAATAGTCTTACTTGATTACATTCCGAGAAGTTTCTCTATAATAGGGAAGCCTAAGGCCCCTGCTAATACGCCTGCTCCCATAAGCATCCATCTCCATTTTTCTAGAGCGGATACTTTCTTTTCAACCTTATCGTGTTGGGCTTTATTTTCTTCTTGGAAGTTTGTAATGAGTTGCTGCGTTGCAGTTGCGGATACGTCAATATGAGAGCGCAAGTCCCTCAGGTCAGTTTTGATATCATCCATTTTTTCATTTAGATATCCATACTGTACCTGAAGGACTGCGATTTCTGTCTCAGTCTCTTTAATCTTTTGAACTGTGGAAGCCTGAGCCATGTTTTATTCCTTATGCGTTGCCGATTTGTACAAGCGGATAAGGCATTGCGTTTGAAGCGTTTGCAACTGCTGCATCGTTGAATGTAGCAAATGCTGGCGCTGCATTCGGGAACACAATGTTACCAGTTGCAACTGGACCTGATGTTGCAGTGAACAATTCACCAGTGTGATCGCTCAATGACTGAACCTTAACAGTTGCAGAGTTTGCATAAGTTGCAGTAATAGTCATTGTGTTTGGAAGCATTGCAGTGTTAGCAACGTTTGCAGTGAAGCACTGCCCAACAAGACCTGATGTGCTACCCTGAACAAGATACTTCTGCTTGCCCTTTTGACGAACAATATAGCCTGCTTCTGGTGTTGCATAGACGAATGATGCTCCTGCGATATTAGCAGTTGCGTTAGCAACTAAGAGTGTTGTATCTTGTGTTGCGTCGGGAGTACCTGTAGCACTGGATAGATCAACTTCGGCACCAGCAACTGTTGTTGAAACAGTGAATGCAGATGCGTTAGCGATTGCCTTAACAAAATATGTAGTACCAGCTACCAAACCACCTAAGTTAGCACTGAATGCTACCGGAAGATTTGCATATAATGTTTGTGCATTGCCCGAAGTACCGATGATGTTTCCGGTGTTTTGTGTATTAGCTACTGCAACAGTAGTCACGCCAGTGGCAGTATCAACGTAACCAAGTGTTACCGGAGTACCGTTTGATGCAATATATTGAATTACTGAAGCAGCAGCAATATTTGCTAAATCAGTACCTAGCCCGCCAACGACATTGCTACCGTCAGAGCCATAAAGTGTACCTGTACCGTTAACACCAAGTGCAACATTGCAAAGAACTTGCTTACCGTAGATTGCAGTGTTACCACCAACTACTGAGTAAGTGTTTGCGTTTGTTGCTGGCCATTGAGGACCAGTTGGATTGTTGAAGTATGCATCAACAGGAGCAACTGTAGTTGCAATAGTTTGACCAGTAGTTGCTGACAAATCAACCTTAGTTGAATTTGGGTTAGCATTTAGTGGTGTAGCAGAAACAGTAAAGGTACTGTTTGAACCTGCATTAATAACCTGTAGAATCCAGTATAGTGTGCCAGCAACTAATCCGCCGACGTTAGATGCAGTTACGAATGGCATACCGGCAATGATGCCGAGATTAGTGAAGTTTGCTGAAGTTGTTACGATGTCTGTTGCAGCAGCGGTTGCAGTAATAGTTACAACTGCTTGTGCTTTTGCGATTTTTAGTGGTCTACCCATTTGTTTTCTCCTATGAAAAGCGAGTTCTAGTCGCTACGCAGTGGGTACTGCATAAGCTCTCCTCATTGAGAACGTTACAATGTATTTAGCTTTATTGCGAAATTACTCGGTACCGGTAACAGCGTGAGGCATGCCAAGCTCTGTTACTGAGAAAGGAGCAGCAGTACCGTTAGCAGTGATGTACGCAAGATAATTACCTTGACCAACAATAAAACTATTGTTTACTGAGTTTGCAGGAATAACTTCACATGCTGTTACGTTTGCAGTAACACTAGAGTTTCCTACATTAATTGCGACTGCGCAACCTGTAGTTGCAATACGAATTTTATCTGTTGCTAGCGGGCCAATTCTTGCACTTGAACCGCTTGGTGTTTGAATTAATGATGCCATTTTATTATCCTTATAATCTTCCAATTGCTACTTCAATGACGCCTTCATATCCATCAAAGTCTTCTAATGCTTTACCTATTACCGTACCCATAGAAGGGAATTGATTTGGTCTTGCGAATCCGTTGCCACCTGAAATGAGCATGTCGCCTTTACTAATCTTACCACGAACTTTACATGGTACACGACCTTGTAGTGCAACTGCGGTCAATAGTCCAGGACATGTTGCGTTCATTACATATGCTGGGTTAGTAGATACTACACCTGCAACTTTGCTGGTGCCATCTTCAGCAAGAGTAACTTCTTTCTCTCCACCAAACATCAATACAGTGCCGGGTAGATATTTTACGTCGGCTTCGTAGTATTCTGCAAGGTCAGCGTAAGTAGCAGTGAGTCTAGACCCTGCTGACAGTGACCAGTTACCGGTGATTGTTCCTGCAGTTGTGTTTGCGCCGCTACTCAGCGTAGTCAATGCACCTAATGTTGTAATATTATTTTGTGTCGCACCCATCACAAGTGTTGCCTGCGCTACTGTACCTGAAACGTTAGCCCCTGCTACTGCATTGGCTGTTGTAGCGAAAGAGACTGCACCTGATACATTAGCGCCTGTGATTGAACTTAACGATGAGCCATTACCTGATACATTAGTGAATACGCCATTTGTAGCACCGATATTACCAACGTTAGCATTACCTGTTACACTCAATGCGCCGCCAGTCACTAGATTACCACCTGTTACGTTACCGGTAGCAACGATAAGTCCAGCAGTACCTAAATTACCAACGTTAGCATTACCTGTTACAGTAGCAGTTGTGCTTACGGTGAGTGCATTACCTACTGCAAACGTAGCAGCAGAAGCCGTCAGAGTTCCGGCACCAACTCCGGTTGCCGCACCAGTTGCCATCAATCTAACATTATAATCTACTGCGGTATTGCTTGTGTTGAAATCAATATAAGGCGTAGACGAATTGCCGTCAATTAGACCTATTGACACGACACCGCCGCCATCTGTACCGAATCCTAATCGCCCAGTAGCAGTAGAAATGGTTAATCCAGTTAGTGTACCAACTGATGTGATGTTTGGTTGCGCTGCGGTAGTTACTGTACCTGCGGTAGTTGCAGTTGCAGCAGCAAGGTTAGCAACAGTAGTAGTTGAGGTAACTACAAGAGGAGCAGTGCCAGTTGCAATATTGCTGATCAACTGCGTACCGCTAATATTGCCAGTAGCAATAACTCTGGCTGTACCTAAGTTACCGACGTTCGCATTACCGGTTACACTCAATGCACCGCCCGTTATTAAATTACCACCAGTAACATTACCAGTTGCAACAACAAGTCCTGCTGTTCCTAAGTTACCAACGTTTGCATTGCTAGAAGCATTCAAAAGAGTTACTGAGAGATTTCCGGTTGCTGCGTTAAATGAGATATTGGCATTTGATGCTAGTGCATAGTTTGCACTGGTGTTAGCACTTACCATAACAGGATAGAATGTACCTGTTGTTTGCGTAGTTACTACACCAAAATCTGAAACGTTAGAATATGCTACGCTCAAGTTAGAGACTCGGGTAACAGATGTCACTTGTATCGGAGGAGTTCCGTTAGCTATATTAGATATAAATCGTGTAGCAGTTGATACGCCGGTTGCATTTAAATTACCGACGTTAGCATTGCCATTCAGCGTTAGTAATTTTGTAGAATTGTTATAGGTAAAATCTGCATTACCCTGCAAGAGATTAGTATCATTATATTGAATTTGAGTAGGCGTACCTGCGGCTGCAAGTGAAGATGTTCCACCTGACACTAATGATACAGCACGACCGCCAGGGACATACACTTCTGCGCCAGTTGGACTTGCTTCTGTACCAGGATCGAATGTATTGCCGCCAGCAATCGTTGAAATAGTAATCCAAGTATTTGGGGCTGATGTGTCTTTAGTCTTAACGTAGTATGTTTGACCAACAACAATTGTACTATTACCTAAATCACCGGTAAATACGACAGGGTCATTGACAGTAAAAGGTGTTGCATCGGATACTGTAATTTGGTCTGTTAAAGTATCGGTTGCTGAAACTGTAGCATAGGGGAAAGTACCATAACCAGTAGAATCTACTGTATTAGCTAAACCAGAATCATGATAAAGTGCAAAAGTATTAGAAGTGAGAACATCTACATAATATACGTTACCATTAAGTTGTGTCATTCCAGTAACATTTGTTACAGTGATTGATGCACCTTGAGTGAAAAAGTTATCTTGAGTAGTAGTTACTACTGCTGGATCAGCTTTAGTGACGTTTTCAAAAAACGAAGTAATACTGGATTTAGGTGTCCAAGATAGATTACCTAATCCGTCAGTTTCAAGAACATATCCGATTGCGCCGCCGTCGATTTTAACATTAGAAACATCACCTAATGTCAGCAATCCGCCAGCATCGCCGCCCTTATTGACCCACTCACTACCATCATAAGCTAACACTTGTCCGTCAACAAGATTGATGTTGCTGATGTTTAAATTGCCAACTGAACCGTTAATTTGACTAAAATTAATCTGCGAATATGAAGTAAGAACTTCAATGTTCTCGTTAGGGGTAGATTTACCAATGAAAAGTCGTTTGGCATCAGTTGCCCAACCAAACTCTGCATCGTCCAGCTGTGGTAAGTCTACTAAATTACCCGAACGTTGTTGAATTTTAGAAATCTGTAAAATTGCCATAAGTGTAATCTTTGTCCGTTAATTACACTTATTTATCTTTACAGGTTTAAATGAACTTAGTGTAGTATTCCTCTACTCGTTTCCACCAACGGTCTGACCATTCATCAAACTCGTTACCTTCTACGATAAACTCTTGATATTGATTATCAGCACTGCACATAAGGATTACGCCCTTGCGTATCTTAGTACCATAGACTTCGTTATGTGCGTTTGCATATGCGGTTAGCTGTAAGAAATAATCTTCAATCCATTCACGCTTCTTAGGCTTGTTTGTCTGTTTGAAGTCAAGAATAGCTTCATCGCTATTGTGTAGACCTACTAAGTCTGTGGTCCCAGCATAAACTTTAGGAAAATATAGAGATACTTCCGTGCCCCAGAACTCGGGGCAGTTGGATAAGCCTTGAGATATGATTGTATGCGCCATCGTATGTGATTGCTTGCTATACGGATTGCTTCCGGGCTCACCTGTTTCTCCATTCAGAACATAGTTCTCAAGATACTTATGCATTCTGGTGCCTCTTCCGGCAGCTTCTGCGGTGATTTCTTTAGCTTTCTGTTCGCCAACTCTGCGGCGCCACTCAATGAGTGCTTTCTTTGCTTCAAGTGGTTTAGTTGCATCTAGAATCGTAGTGACGCTAGGGAGTTTTTCACCTGTCGGTGTTACGTACTTGCGACCTTCTGTAGTCGTTTCACGCTTCATTTCTTTATAGGGGAATTTGTTTGTTACAGCCATTATCTAATCCAATCTGTTTTATTTTTTCTAGTAGCTAAAGCAATTTCGTCCGGTGTATAAAAATCTTTGATTTTCAAATGTGTGGGATCGGTCAGTGTAATGTCATATCTACTAATAAGTTTCTTATACATGTAGTTTGCGATAGCCACCTGTGCGTCTGCATCATAATGTCCGCATGGTAACTTACCTAAGCAACTCACTACTTTTTGGTAGTCGGTCAGATGATTTGCATCGTTCTCTACATAGTTATAAAGTTTAGAATTAATATGTTGTATCTCATCAGATGCAGTTGGTATCATATCAGCTATTAAATAATTTGTTTTGGTAGCTTTAAATAAGTTGATGATGGATAACCAAATATCAACTTTTCGTTTTGCTAGTACAACTGGATCTGTTTCTGATAGTAATAATTTCTCTATTTTCTTTGCCCAAGAATTCCATAAATTACCAGAATAATCTAGTATGTGTAATGGGAAGTATTCTTGTACGCTGCGGCAGTATTCTTCTCTGCGAGTGCAAGAAGTCATACCGATGATGTAAAAGGGGTCGCTTCCGGTATCCGCAAAGATATAATCAACAGTCTTGCGATATATTCTATCATTGCTAGTTCCACCTAAGGCAATATTTGCTACCGGAACTCCTAATCTGTTAGCTAATAATATTGGCCATGCTTGAACTGAAGGCTGCTCTAACCCATCTCCGTAGGTAAAGCTGTCACCGTTGACAACCAAATGAGAAATATTAATTTTTTGCATTGAAGTTGAGTATATCAGATATTACTGTATTCGTCAATCTATTTGGTTAAATATTCATTGCTCTTTTAGCCATTTGCTGAACAGTCTTGTCACTGTCCCCGCCCTCTGGCTTGTCAGCAGTGTCTTCTTGATGTCCTTTAAAGACAACTTTATCACCCTGAATATTAGTAATAATACCTTTTAAAGGAGGAACCCGTACCATGTTATACAAGTCATTAACGTCTAAGATAACGTCATATTGTTGAAAATAATCTAAAAGTTGGTCGACAGTATAGTTGTCAGCATCTACATCACCGGAGTCAACATCTTGTTGGAGTTGATTGGTTAGTGCGACGATCTGGCTGACCATCGCACTATCCTGATCTCTATCAAACTCACGCAATAACATTATATGTTATCGCTTTGCTCGGCCTGCACCGCCAGTTGGAAGTTCTTCTTCATCACCGATGTCCGGAAGAGGGGGAAGTTCTGCACCTGGTTCTTCTGCTGGCATTTCAGCATCAATATCGACATTGAGGTCTACTTCTTCATCTCCTGCTGGCATTTCATCACCAGCTGGCATTTCTGCACTTGGATCGAAGCCTGCGCCAGCTTGTCCTGTTAGACCGCCTAGAGCGCCTCTGAGACCAGTCTGTGCTGCTTGTAGTGCAGTGTTTAGTGTGCTGAGCGCCTCAGTAGCAGCAGTGTTGAATGCATCACTTTCATTAACGCCGATTTCACTCTGAATTGAATCTACGAGTGCTGGAAGTTCTTTGACAAGCATGTCATTAACATCTTCATACATTTTTTGCACAGAATCAATCATGTCCTGAGCAGCAAGAATTACCTGTGACTTATCTACTTCTTCGTTTTCAAAAACGATGCGAGGAGCCTTAGCAACCTTAAGATGAGCAGACAGTGCTTGTTCCATGAACAACATCTTCATATAGGTCGGATTAGTTTCCGAGCGATGCTGCGTAGGTGATTGTCTAGTTTCAGCGATAAGCCCTTTGACTTTCTTTAACATTGTTAAAGTCTTTGGTCTGTCTAGACCTGAAATGTCAAAGTCAACTGCAAAGCTTTCTTTAAGAGCCTTTGCTGCAACATTATTTTTATCTAAATCAGTGAGTTTCATAGGTTAGTCTTCCATATTGATTGTGTAGTATTTATCACACGTAATTAATTTTAGGAGCTTTTGCCCTAAACTTTTGTTCCTGCAATGCTCTAGAATTATTTATATAAGTTTCGATTTCTTGTAGGGTTTGTCTACGACAAAAATTGTCTTCTTGTAGCTTGATAGTGTATATTAGCTTACTAGCTACATCGGTTGAGGATTTTATCTTCTTTTTATGCACCGCAATATCAATCGCAATACTACATAACTTTAAATCTAAATGTGCTAATCTTCGTCCCTCGCTGTATTTACCAAGATGATCAAGTACACACCAAGTTGTAGCAATCTTGAGACTAGAGAACTCACTTAATGACATTGTTTTGGATGAAAACACAGTGTAGAATCCGCGCTTATTAAGTACAATTGAATACTTGTTGAACAAGGTGTATCTACCGGCATGTTCTTTAGTAACCAATATCTCTGAGATATTAGAGTCAAGACCCGAATCAATAAACTTAGCTAATTTAGTTGCGTTAGTCATACTACCTCAAAGTAAATATTCTGTAGTTCAACAGAAACGTTTAGAAATTTGGGACACGCCGAATGCTGTCCTTCCATACTAATCATCGGTACACCCTCACAATCGTTGTATAGTGCTCCTAATGGCTTAATACCATTTTCAAAAACACTAGGGTGTTGTATTTCAAACTCGAATTTCCAATAGTAGCAAGGTTCTTCTGTATTGTAGAGAAATCCAAACTTATCAAAATCTTCTATATTCATTTGACATCTAACAGGAATTTTAGTTACTTCAGGCTGTGATCTAAGAGAAATTGCCTGAAGTATAGTGTCAAAATTGCATTGTGTATTTCTACGCTTAAGCCAATCATCAACTGAATCATCTATCGACTTGGAGCGGTTAAGTACACCGGTCTTCGTGATATCAAACAGAGTATAACAACATATGCGATACATACACGTATTTAGAGTAATAAAAAACCCGGAGAATTTAAAATCCCCCGGGTTCTTGTTGTAGTAGTTTTACTAACTATTAGTTAGTGAAAGTTGCAGTTGCAGTTACAGCTACGTTTGCAGATGACCATGCATTTGTTAGTGCGTTGTCAAGTGTAGTAGTTGTCCATGCAGCGACTGGGTATACAGCGATTGCAAGTGTATCGTCAGTTGCGTTTGTATACTCATAGATGTATACAGTTGCAAGCTGCTGAACAGTCTGGAATACTGCATTGATGTTGTCAGCTACCTGTGAACCGTTACCTGTGATGGTGAAGAAGTCAAGCTTTGGACCCTGAGGCTGTACAGTTACAGCAGAATCGATTGCTGAAGTTGAACCTTCGTTGGTGTACGCACCGGTGTCTAAGTTTAGAACTTGCTGGAAGTCACCATTAACTCTTGTAAATTGTGCCATTGTATTATTTCCTTATAAAAGTGAGCCTAAGCTCATACTATTATTTATGCCTGCACGAAAAAAACTCGGTTTTGGGTTACTTTTTCTTACCAAAATGAGCAGCACTAAAGCCACCGCGATTGACTAGCTTGACTAACCCCTTAGGAGTATTGAAGACAAAACCTTCGCCTCCCGGTCTATCATTGATCGATTGCTCTAAACCTTTGACCTGCTGTTCAAGTTGATCGGAAAGACTGTTTTTAAGATCACCGATAGCAAAGTACAACTCAATAAGATTATCCAATTCTTTTTTGTTTTGAAAGAGATAACCATCATTTTCACCGATTAAGAATCGATATTGCTTACCACTAACATTGTTTTGTAGCCATTGTTCTAGTGGTAAGTTAGTTTGTCTGGTCGCAGTATGTCCTAAGTATTTCATTAGAGCATTCCGTGCAACACCATCCATGCCATTTAAGAAGTCATCTAGTTTTCCATTCTTAGCTAGTGCTTGATTGACATTTGAAACTTCATTCTTAGGGGCAGTAAGTGCAAAATCAATACCCATGTTCGGAGTGAGAATAGCAACCTGACTGTTGCTCTTTAGTCCTTTGCCGTTCCAAGGAACTGGAGGAGAACTAATGTCAGAGAAGTATTGGTGAACTGCAACACCGCCGCTAGTTCCAGCAATCATATTACCTAGTTCACTCTTTGCAGGAACTGCATAAGTCACCGTATTGGGCTTGAATACGAACTTGCCGTTTACAGGTTTTAGTTGTTCGCCCCACATCAAGTCTCCCCAAAAGAAGCCTTTGTTGCCGCCTACTGCGTCTTTCAATCCATTCCAAATAGAATTGAGTCTACCGTACAAATCTGGACGACTTTTTCCTCTGCTAGCATCATACTCTTGCCAAAACTTAGGACTTGTTCCTAAGTACTCGGTGCCCTTATCGAACATGTACTTGTCTGATACTGTAAACTGTCCCTTGTCATTGTACCCAAAGATAAGAGCAGGGAAACCGTCCCACTTGATAGTAAGTGTTTCTGGATTATCAATCACGTGGTACATAGAATCAACTGCATCACGAGCATTTGACAATCCACTAAGTACTGAATCTTCAGGGTGAGGAGTTCTAGCATCTGCTTCAAGTAATAGTGATTCGTTTAGTAGTTCAGCTATTCTCATTTTACAATATCCAGCAATGTTCTGAACCAATCAGTTGTCCCTACACTCTCACTAAGCTTAATGTCAGTAGGGATACCGATATCACGTACTGTAGGATTTTCTGAGAAATCCTTAAGCATAAGGTTTACTAATTCAGATGGATAATTTTCGTCCATTGCCTTACGTAATGTTTCATATGAATATAAACTATCAGCAGTACCAAGTTTCAACACTTTGGCAATTTCATTTGGATCTTTATATGGACCGTCGATGATCTTGTTATTATTTTTCTTAGTGTAGCCATCACCCTTCTTGTTAGGTTCAGGAGTTCTTAATACTTTTACTAATCCGTCAGTTGGACTCCACATATATCTTTCAGACTGCATGGGTCTGCCGTCAGGTATTTTTTGTTCTGAGTCTTTACGATTAACGCGGGCAACAATTGATGCTAGTAAAAGATTTCGATATACACCCTTATACTTGCTATCTTTCTCTTGGGGTGCGTGATAGTAAGTCTTGAGCCAACCCGGTTCGCCGGGCATAAAGTCTACTTGAACATACCCTGTTCTTGGCTTACCTTGTACTTGTTTGTTTGGATCATAGTTAGCAATCTTAACCTTAGTCATGATTACTGAACTTTTCGCAAGGTCTAGTACTTCTGGAATATTCTGTAATTTTTCTACGAAAGCAGGAATATCTTCTGGGTCTATTTCAAGAGCAACATCGATGTCACCAGAAAATTCTTTCTTGCCTACACTTCCAAGCGTGTTATTTTTGAGGTCAATGCCTAAAATCTTTTCTAGACTATCCAATGTGGGTTCAATCTCATCAATATGGATTGCACCAACTCCGGGCATTGCGCCACCTTCAAATAAGATGCTCATCTTCTGCGTCTTGACTCTGTTGTAGTGGTGGCCGGCGCAGCATTTGCTTCGGGTTTTTTATGTGCATTTGCACCGAAGTCACCGGTACTAGGACTTTCTTCTCCACCTTCTTGATCAAGCTTGTCAGTTTCATCTTTGATGCCGGCGGGCATAGAGGGTGAAGCTTTAGAAATAGCGAATGCAGCTTTTGCTAATGTTTTGATAGCACTCTTATAACCTGAAGGATACGAATCTTCGATAGCTTGAATCATGGGAAGTACTGTAGCTTCACTAGCTTTCCAATCTACACCATTCATATACTGATTAAACCAAGCAAGCATATATTGCCCAACACTTTGCAATCCGCCGCTTGACTGGGCTTGTTGTTGCTTTGCAGGAACTGTAGGAGTATTTAAAGTAGCATTAGGCGGAAGATTGAGGTTTTGTGGGGCAGGAGTTGAACCTGCTTTACCAACTGTTGCGGTAGTTCCAGCAGGCGTAGCTCCGAAACCGACGCCGCCCGTTGTAACTTCCATAATGCTTTCGAATAATTGGTTTAGTTTAACGTAGCGAGTTTCAGCAATATAGTAATCCTTACCTTCTTTTAGTACAGAAAGACCTAAGTCTTTCCAAGTAAGTCCTACTGCTTCTACCAACTTGTTAGCGAAATAGATTCGCCAAGCTTCTGACATAGTTTTACCTGAACGAAGATTATTAACCGCTTGATTGGCAAAAGCAGGATCAGTTCCTGCTCGTTTAATAATACCTTCAACGCCTTTAACAGCGTTATTCCATTCGGGTGACCCTTGACGGTCAGCCATAGAGTTTACAAGTTCTTTCGTAAGTGCAATTTTTTGATTCTTATCAGTAGCTTGGTTAATTGCTTGTGCAGCCTGCTTAACATAGTTATTGATATTCTGTGTTGTTTGCTGCTGTGACTTATTAGCTGCAACTGCAGGTGCTGTAGCACTTGGCTTGGCTGCGGGTGCTCCGGGAGTAGTTGGAGCTGCCGGAGGTGTTCCTGGAGCAGTTGGAGCTGCCGCAGCAGGTTTGGCGCCCGGCTGTCCCTGCTCAGGTTTAACATCAGCCGGATTCTTTTCAACTGCTGTGGGTGAAAGAGTTCCTCTTGCTTTAGGATCTACAAGTCGACCTTTAACTGCATTATCTAAGGAAGTAAATGCATCATCGTAGAAGTCTTTCAAGAACATGTCCTGAATCATTTGCTGCTTGAAGCCTTTACCAGTGAATCCGCTCTTGACAGCGGCTGAACCTACATCCCCGATAAAGCTGCTTAAGCTAATTTCGGCAAGTCTTTGTTCTTCTATTTTCTTGAATTCACTTATTTTCATGTTTCTTCCTTAAGGACTTTGCAAATCTTGCTTGATCTTTACCCTTAATTGCGCTCAACAATTTCTTCTCAAGCAGTTCTGCCTTATCGGAAGGATAGTGCTTTTGCATCAACTCAATCAAATTGATGGCACTAGTAATAATGTTAGACGCACGGTTTTCGATGATATTATTAATATCACGAGTGTCCCCGAACGACTGAAGTTCTTCTAAAAGGCTACGAGTCTTTTTTTGCATAATAGTGTAAAGATCCTACTGAATGTATTTATTCTTAAAACTGAAAATCATTTCTTAAGTGAATTCAATAATGTCTTTAATTTAGCAGATTGTGCGTCTCCTACGCCCTTAGTTTCTTTTTGATCTATTGTATTATGCACTACTTCGTTAGTGGAACCTACTTGACTTGTCGTTTTGATTTGACTTAGTATCTGATTAGGAGTAGGCTGTTGCTGTCTACCCTCTTCTGGGTCGTCATCAGTAATACGCATAGTTTCGATATTATATTCAAGGTCAATCTTCTGCCCGACACCAGTAGAACTACGAGACTTCATACACTGAATCTGATACTTGCCTCGTTCACGCATAGAACGTGATGTAAAAATACCGAACACATAGTCAGCAGTATTAATCTTAGAGATACCGCCTGCAATGTGAGAGTGATCGAATTCGATTTCTTCAACTGCGCTACGATTCAACTGTGATGCTGTGATGAGAAGAACACCAAGTTCTTTCGCAAGATTGCGAAGTTCTTCTGATACATACTTGTCCTTGATGAACTGGTCGTTTGGATTAACTTTGACAGACACTGGCATGACCAAATCAAGATAGTCAATCATTACGAAATCGACCTTGATACCAGTCTGAATCTGCACTTCTTTGATGTATGAACGAATGGCGTTCACATTACTCTGTGCGGGCAATGCTTTAACACGATACTTACCAAACTTCTTACCAGCCATCTTGACTCTCAATTCAGTATCGTCCAAGTTCTTTCGAATGTCTCTAGTACTCATGTTGGTCAACATAGCATCAGTACGAAGCGATGTCAATTCTTCTGAAAGTTCAAGAGTGATGTAGACTCCACTGAGACCTTGACTGAGCCAGTTAAGTGCGATGTTCATCATAACAAGTGACTTACCAGAACCAGAACCACCTGCAAAGATGTTCAACTCGCCACGAGACATGCCACCATACATAACTCTGTCAAGCTGGGGCCAGCCAGTAGATACCTGGCCGCCTGCGTTGAAATATTTGTTCAATCGATCCTTAGGGTCAGCAAAGTAATCTGTACCCATGTCACGCTGTAGACTGATTTGAACAGCGTCTTTGATTAGTTGCTCGACCGGGTCAAACTCACCCTTCTCAAGCATATCAGCCGCTTTAAGAATAGCTCTCTCAAGCTCCTGACGTTTAGTGAACGACTCAAACTCTTCCAAGAACCATTCATAGTGTCCGTCAGATAAATCTTCGATATGGTCAATTGCTTCACCAGTAGTTGCTTTAATCTGCGTGATATCAGGCATAATGCTATACTTGGCAGTATGCTCTACGATAAATTCTGCAACGTTTCTTAGACTACGATCAAAGTTTTCTGGATTCATGATGTTCATGACACGAGTATACAACTCGGAATTCGTGACCATCATCTGAAGGAATAGACGTTGTATATCGGTGTTATATTCTTTTAGCAAGTTTTGTCCTTATCATCTGTAATTTGATCTTACTGTTAGTTGCACTTTTCAGTATACTTAACAGTGTCGGCAATTTGCCATATTTTACTACTGCATCATTAGCATCTTTTATCTCATCACTCCATTCGGGAATGGCGACATGAAACCCTAGCTCTAATGCTCTATCGCAAATTGCTAGTCCAGTCTTATCTAAGTCCGGAACAACAATCACTTTGCGATTAAGCCTTCGTAGTATCTCTGCTTGCTCATCACTAATTGTATCATGGGTTAGCGCACAGGCGTTAAGAGAAAGGGCGTCAAAGATACCTTCAACTACTAAGCAAATTTCCCAATTCGGCTTCTGAAAATCATACCCAAACACATACCCAGTCTGCTGTTCTTTGATGAACTTTGGTGTTCTGTCATCAAGATACCTACTAGTGTGTCCTACTATCTTACCCTCAAATGTATAAGGGATAATGATTCTGTTACTGTTTCTACCCTGCTCATCAGGAGTAACCATAAAAGGATACTCATCGTGTTTGATAGCTCGGCTACTCAAATAGTCAATGAAGACCTTATGTTTCTCATTAGTAGCATCAAGCAATTCGGCGTCAGGAAGTGATAGTTCTTTGAACTTTACTTTCTTCTTTTCTTTACGAACCTTGATGAAGTCAAGAAGGTCTTTTTGCTGTAGACTTTCTAGATTCCACTTAGCAATTTGATTCTGTTCAATGCCGCACCATTCAAGTAATTGTCTTGTATTGCGGCTAATGCTCTTGCCTAACTCAAAGCCGCATTTAAAGTCACAGTTGAAGCAGTGATAGCTCCAGTTGTCACCGTCAAATCTAATGCCTGCTCTGCTTCTCTTGTCGGCTTTGTGCCCGCGATGATGACAGCAGACCGCGTTGAAGCTAGTCCAGCCGCTTTGGGTAAGCTTCTTCTTTCCCGGAATAATTGTCAGGATATCAAACATTAATTGACTATAACACTAAATTCGTTATCGTGCAAGTATATTGGTTACCGCACCTGAATTACTTGTAAATTCGACCTTAACGAATGGATGATATCCGTGAATAGTGTAGCCTCTAGTCTCAGTCACGTTCGCTAAATCATCATCAGCTTGAATCACGTAGAAGTCACCGTCTACAATACTGGAACCTAAGATAGCAACATTCCCGTAATATTCGTCATAGTGTGTTTGAATAGTTAGGACCGGATTAGATTGCGTGTTAATGATACTTGTATCATATACACGATTAGTATTGCCGCTGCTGTTACTGATGTTCGGGAAAGGTTGTCCTGTAGGAATAGTCACAACCTGTGAAGGAACAAATGAAGGCAATACAGAATTTACGATATTCATGTCGCCTCTTGCCCCTGCATTCGAATCTACGAATACAGGATAGTCAAACTCGCCCACCGGAATCTCTAGTGAATAATACGCTCTTTGAGCATCGATGCCTTCAATGTCAGCAGCATTAAGTTTAAGTGAAGCAATACCAGTAAGTGCGAAATCTAAATCCAATGCTTTTCGAAGCAGGACTTCGGTTCCGTTATAGTTAAGGATTCTGCAAGTAATACTTTTACCTGTGATATCTACTGGCTTCTGTTCCTGATTTAGGAACTGAAACTGAATTCGGTTGTCTACACCCTTATTGAGTGTTAATGGTTTTGCATATACAGGCATATACTTCCTCGGTGAGTTTCCAATGAGGAGTACAACAGTTTGACGTTGTGTATAAACGAATACAGATGTTGCGTACACTTAATTCTCCTCAGTAATAGTATTTATTCCCAAAAATATTAGTTTGGGTAAAATGGTGTAAATATGTATGTGAGTATGAACGAAGACTTTTTCAAGAAGCTGAGCGAGAACCATCCGTATATTTCTATTTGCTCCTATGCAAGTCAGGACTATGTGGGTATAATCCAAAACCGGGACGATACCGTAACGTCAATATATGACTATGGGGCAATCGTACAACCTGATCTCAGAGCAAAATTTTTAGAATTAGGTGACATATGGTGGTGGGAATCGAATAGAACGATTCCCATCAACCTTTTCTTAAAAGAAGAATGGATTATCTTCAAGCCATACATCAAAACATTCAACAATAAAAGTTTAGATATCATTCATGGACCTATTGTCAGCATGAATGAATTCATCAAGAAGCGTTCTAAACGTAGAAGCATCACTCTTGTTAAGCGGATGCCTTAGATTTTACAGATATTCCTCAGGAAATAACGTTATTGAAGAACATTTGATAAATCTTCCGTTACTATCACGTACAATAACTTCAATTTCAAATGTCTCATCGTCAAGATTTACTTGAGCTGGATGATCTTCTCCGAACTCAGCTTTAAGGTCTGCCATAATCTTATCACACAGTTCCTCAGAAATATCATGAGTGATATATTTTCCGATAATATCCTTTATCTTTTTACCGGTCTCATGGTCAGTGATACTTTGTAGTTTCGTGTTTGTGTCAAATGTTGACATTATGAATCCTTTCTACTCAATTTCTTTAGCTCTTTTTTGCGCTTATCCTTAGCCATCTTAAATGACAAATTACCTACACGCTGGTCAAATGTAACTCCGATTAAGTGGTCGTATTCATGCAAGAATACTCTGCACTCGAATCCAGTCAATTCACGTTCAACTAATTCACCTGATACTGTGTAGTATTGTACCACTGCGGTAGTAGGGCGCTTTACCTTCATAAACAAATCAGGGAAGCTCAAGCAACCTTCAAGATCATTCTTACGCTCTTCGGATAGCGAGACAATCTTAGGATTGATACACGCAACTAGCTTAGTGAAGTTACCCATGATAAAGATGCGCTTCTTGATTCCTAGCTGAGGGGCAGCAAGCCCGACGCCGCCGTTGTCAGACATGAACTTTGACATAGCCCTCACAAGTTCTTCCGGACTACCGTCAATCCTAAAGTCCCATTCTTCTGAGACTTCAAGTAA